CCCTGTCCATCATACAACAAGTGAAATACAGCAGCATTAGGATCGTCTGTGCTGCTTGGAGGAAGTGTTGCCGATAGTGAGCCGTGCTGTCCAGTAGTATGACAATAATATTCAACACTGCCGTAAGGCAAGGAAGTCGGCCAACCGTGTTCATCTGACGAAACCGATGTATAAAGATAACGATTATTGGAACCGCCCCCATATACCACAGCAGATGCATCATTAGGGAAAGAGCTAGGGGCATATATTAAACGTTGATATTGTACACCACTAACAACCGCGTTATTAATTTTACCCATCTCAGAATTCAATATGATATTCTTAAATGGATTGTTTGGAGCGTAGTATGCTAGTGTTGCAGTATTTAAACCGACTTCAAGTGTGTTCGCCATACACTCTATTTACTATAGGGGGCAAACACAATATTATAAATGGAGCCCGACACAGGACTTGAACCTGCAACCTACGGTTTACAAAACCGTTGCTCTACCATTGAGCTAGACGGGCTTAGGCTACTTGCCTAAAGCTGCAATACCAAGGGCCAAAGCAGCAGTCTCTCGCACTTCTTGATTCTTAGATGCAAGGTGAGGTCTGAACACATCAATAAGTTTGAAGTCTGGATGGTTCATACCGACCTTAGCCATAGCAATCATGCAAGCAGTTGTGATGTCTACATTGTTAGTAGAATCCATTGCACGCTTGAGAGTTGCGAGAATGTTTAACTTATCTTCTAACGTAGGCTCCAAAGAGTTCTTCGCAGACTTTCTAGTGTTACCAAGGTAGTAGTTATCATCACCCGTTTGAGGACCACCACGATGAATAGCATCTCTCAGACGAATGAAAGGATCCTTGTTAAACTCCCACCAGAATTGCCAACCAGTAAGATCAATGGAAGGACGATACCCACGACCACCCGTAACAGGACCAGTCCCACCAGGACCACCAGTCGGACCTCCTGTAGGGCTTGCAGGGCCACCAGTGGCAGGTCCAGTAGGAGCAGGAGCACTAGGACCACTAGGACGGCCAGTCGAAGGGCCAGTAGGTCTACCTGTAGTACCACCTCGTCCACCACCACCTGGAGGAACAATATCACCAGGGCCACGGTATTGACCTCCATGTGCATGTAGCGTAACACTCAGTAACAGAATCGTAACAACTTTCATAAGATTAATCATAATATTATCCTTTATTACATAATAGGCAACAGGTGTGCCAAAGTGGTCGGAGTAGCAGGATTCGAACCTGCGACCCCCTGCTCCCAAAGCAGGTGCGCTACCAAACTGCGCTATACTCCGTATGGTGGACAATGAGGGACTTGAACCCCCGACATCCTCCTTGTAAGGGAGGCGCTCTAGCCAACTGAGCTAATCGTCCAAAATGGCTCCTCAAGTAGGGCTCGAACCTACGACCCGATGATTAACAGTCATCTGCTCTACCAACTGAGCTATTGAGGATTATTGTAGTTCTACATTCACGTTATCAGTATCAAACTCGATCCACACCCTTGCACCACAGGACAAAGGCTTGTCTGCACTATAGACCACTCGTGCAATCTCTTTCCCATCACCATCTCTGAGGATAGCTTGATGAGCGTATTGATTGTCCTTGTAAGTCTTTACAGTGAGGACAGGATCATTAGTCCCGTTCTTGGTGTTAGAACGAATCTTATGCTGATTAACGTGAATGATTTGTTTCATGATACTAAATGGTACCCCCGGTAGGATTTGAACCTACGACCAATCGGTTAAAAGCCGAGTGCTCTACCAACTGAGCTACGGAGGCATGAGTGGTAACAGTGGCGGGACTCGAACCCGCAAGACCGTTAAGGTCAACAGATTTTAAGTCTGTCGTGTATGCCAATTCCACCACACTGTCATAATGGTAGGGCAGGTTGGACTCGAACCAACGACCGCAGGTATATAAGACCCGAACTCTAACCAACTGAGTTACTGCCCCGAACATGCCTAGATTATAGCTTCCTCTTCCTGAGGATCAATAGCAACCTTGTAAGAATGGTCATTATTATCCTCGTAGGAGATGATTCTATTCTTTAGTGTGAGTTTGATGTCCACACGAGGGTATCCTAGACGCAACACCCCCTTGATAGCTTTTTCAACTGTAGTTTTCTTTTGTCGTGAGAACATGTCTGAAAGAAGATTACTATAGTCGATGATCTTGATGTCACCGTTACGCATCACTCGCATGTTCTCTTCATGAAAATCTGCACCCCATGCATACTTGTTGTAGCCTTTGATAAAAGAAAAGTGGCTTTCAAGTCTATCACGCAACTTTACAAACTCAGGATTGAACCAGTAGTATTCACCCTTTGCTTGAGGGATTGGACGAGGTACGAACTGCATCTCAAGAGCATAACCATTATCACTGATCCCTACACAAGGAGCAAGCAGATCTCCCAACGTGGAGTATTCTAGAGCCTTGTAAGCAGCATACTCAGCACGGTTATGAGAAGGGTAGCCTACCTTGATAACAGTGCGACCACCCTTCTTCTTCATTACAATTCTTGTAGTACCACCAGTGGCTACAAGTTGTAATTTAAACTTATTAGCAATAGATGTTGAAGCAGGCCACAACCTCTCCTTATTATCAGTAAGGAGAGAGTGGACATGCTCATCAATCCGATTCAGGAGTTTGGTTGAAGCCATATTGCTTCCTCATGTTAAGCGCCATGAGTTCGTATTGCAACATCTCAAGGGCATCCCATTCAGGATCTAGCATGGTTCCAGGGCAATACTCTGCCAGAAACTCATACTTCGGCTTATGGTCGCCCCACACAACCTTGTAGGCGGCATCATCAAGTATCTCTTCTACGTGCTCAGACTTCATAATTCTTTCTCTTAGACTTGATAATTCTTTCTCAGCGAGTTTTGCAGACGTTCAACAGCCTTTCTTGTAAAGTGAACAGAGAGACCAGTATCCTTACGGATAGCAGAGTGATTGAAGATACCGTCCTTCGAAAGGATGGTAGGGTTCTTAATGATGGCATTGATAATCTTCTGCACATCCTTAGGTTGGCTCTTGGTGAAGTCTTCGAGGTCAATCGAGGATACATCAAAGTTGTAACGACTATCAGGAATCTTATCCCTCAGGTTCATATCCTCTTCAATCAGAGAAGGAGCATCAATAGAAAGCTGTCTATTCTTAAACTCCATCTTCTTGGTCAGGGGGATGCCCTTCTTAGCCTTACGATTCCAAAGCACAGTCTTGGTATACTGGTCGAAGAGCTTGTTATTGATAGCTTCATCAAAGTCTTCGCCCGTCTTCTTCTTGAACCCTTCAATAGATTCGAGAGCAGCCATGCACAAGTCTGCGTAGTTATCCTCGTGGTTTGCTACGGCATCATCACCTGAAATCTTCATGGCGATAGTGTGCATCAGCTTACCATAACGCTCTTCGTAGAGAGCCCATTGCTTGTCAGTCAATTGAATCATACTATTCATTATAGCAGGTTGGGTCTGAATTTTACAGACCCAACCTGTCTATTATCAAGAACTTGTGGCAGCACGCCACTCAGCATCCTCTCGGTTGCCCACAGATGTGTTGAGAAGAGCATCAAGTTGAGTATTCTTGTAATCAAGGAACTCACGAGCCACTCTCAAACCAGCCATTGTCCAGGCGTTAATGCCTCGACCATCCTGAGTGTAAACAAATTGCTGTGTCATTGGATTGTTACCCGACTCATCCCAACCATTGGAAAGTTTGAGTTCGACAGGATTGCCATCATTCCACATGATGTCACCAACAACATATCGGTTACCCTTCTCTGTAAACCAAGCGAATTGCAACATTGTCTCAGAAAGAGCCGTAAGAGCATACTTCAACTCCGTAGTTGGGTTGTTCTTGTAAGCCTTGTAGAGACCAACCAGTGCAAGACCATGCTCCCACATAGAAACAGTCTGTGCAAGCTGACCATCCTTGTAGATTCGCTTTCTACCATCAGGAGGAATGACCGACAACACCTTCATCGGCTTGTTGTTGATCATGGTGCCCTGAGAAACAGATTGATGAACTCTGGCATCAATAAGCTTCTTCCATTCAGCATGGAAAACACCATCAGTCAGTGCAAGGAATTGAGCCCAACAGCCAACCTGCCTACCTTGAGCACGAGCAGCACCAGTGCCATAGGTCGGGAATTTGATACGGTAAGAAGCCTTATCAACTTCAAGCTGGTGTTCCATTTGATCTTCAATAAGAGGATCATCACTCAGCATACCATACGCAGCAAAGTTGTTTTGGCTACGGTGTTGATCATCGTAACCCCACCAACCAGTGCCAGGAGGAGCATCACCATTCTTACCAATTCTGTCAGGCGACACGCCAGGATGCCAGTGTGTTCTGCCACTCCAGGTAACCCATTGCGGGTGATCGTCAGACTTCAACTTCTCACCATTACTTTCATAGTGGTTGATGCCACGGAAAAGTTCGTAGTAAGATACAAATTGAAGTGCTGGGATGTAGGACACTTCTTCGCTAAGAACAACGTGAGTTCCCTTAGTTGCTCCAAAGTCTTCTTGCTTGCCAGTCTGACCAGGAGTCTTTCCAATGCCGATATCAATAGGCTCGAAGTGACCAAAATTAACAGACATGGACTCACGGAAGATTGCTGCGTCAGCATTCGCGTCTGCTGCATTGCCCATGTATGCCTTCGGAACATTATCGGCAGCACACCAATCACCATCCCACTCAGTGCAAGCACCGACCATATCACCTACGAGAGCAGCCTGCATGTTCTTGATAGCACGAGCATCCAGCACGGTATCGACCTCAAGATCATCATGATCCTCACTAGGCTTCTTATTAGTGAATGCCAAGATGTTGAGGCTCAGAGGAATGCCTGCCCCATCATTTAGTGTAATCAGCTTATCGTTAAGAACGCTAACCCAACGGCTATCATCAACTTGAATTGGAGGCTGAATACCCTTACGAGCCTGGAAATCCATGACGAAGTATTCGCCAATCGCAAGCTTCAACTCGCCAACATCAAAAGTCTTGTTACCATTAGGATCATTACGATCACTCCAAATGATCTTACCCTTACAAGGCATCACAGGATCGTTGTGAAGCATGTCAGCCCACCATTCAAAGATAAGGCCCTTTGCAGGAACCTTGAACTTTAGGTGCCAGCGCATGTGTGCGGGCGACTGATCCACAACAGTTGGAGGGGAAATGAGTTCCGACTCCATACCATAAAGTTCAGGCATTAGAGCAATCGGATCGTCAATAACCCAAGGGTGCGGAGTAAACTTTAAGGCAACGTCTTCCATCGAAGGTTGCAGTTTACCAGTAACCTTTTCACGACCTTCCATAAAAGCTTGAATGCGGAAAACAGTCTTCTTACCAGACTCTTTACCCTTCACTGCTCGCCAGGAATCACCCTTCGACGTAACAAACTTACATTCGACAGGGAAGTCTTGAACTTTACTTGTGGGGAACGTCACCGTCACCCAATGTTCTCTATCAAACGTAGAGAGATTTTGAATTGTAGCTTTAACCATCTAATCTTTTCTCCTCACGGTTAGCCTCTCGAATATCTTTACCCATACTGAGTAGACTATAACCGCAAATGTCCCTCCAAGGGGACTCATCTCCATATGTAGGATCAGTTGCTAACCTAAACAACTTATCCACAACCCTACAAATAGTAAGTACATCCATGTATTGATCTGGCTTGATGCCATCAGGGAACAACACCTTTAGAATCTTGTGAGACTTACTAAAGCTATCCCCATAAGCTTTTTGCTTTTCAGCAACCAACTCACCAACGCTTCTTCCTAGACTTTCGTAATCCATCTTTCTTGCCTGTATTTCTCCTTAGTATATCTAAACGAGTAATGCCCCGGCGATCCATGCCGAGGCAGTTAGCACAACTTTTAGCTTTGTTGTATTCGTAAACTTCTGTGTAGTCACCACAACTACTGCACTTCCCCTTCTCCTGTATCTTCCTCATTTTCCATATTCTCTAGCTCCTCAACAATCCTGACGATACTTTTTGATAGGATATTCAGCACTTCAGCCTGACCATCCGCTTTATCGTTCAGTTCGGTAACGCGACCTTGAAGCTGATTAAGCTTAAAGATCAAACTTGATTTCTTTAGATCATCCAATTTCTGCCTCCAACCACTTAATAATGGGATCATACATTTGCTGTTGGATAATCACAGAGAAGTCTGCGTGTCCTCCAGCCTTTACATATTGATAGGTAGCGTCTGCTCTCCCCTTAACGATAGTAAGGATAGATGAGATGGCCTTGAACTTCTTAGTCTTGTTACGCCTAGAAGCAGTGGCCTGTAAGATTCTCAGTTGATGCAGAACGTCGGTGAGATACTTGGTTAGTTCAACTTGATCAGGTGTCATGCTATCATTATACACCTGATGAGCCAATTGTGTTTATAATTTCTAACTTATTTTCTCTAACTTCTGCATCATACTTACCCGTGCCGTTATCAGGCTGTCGGTTAGCCAAGATCTCATCAGCAAGCGGTAAGCCCACGAGTCTTTTAAGTACGCGCTGAATATCTCTAGCACCAAATTCTTCTGAATATCCATGTTGAATAACATAATTAATAACCTCAGGTGTAGCCTTGATAGGATACTTTGCAAGTGCTAACTTAGCGATCTCCCTAATGTCCTCAGATGTGAGATCATTGAAGAACACAAACTCATCAACACGCCCTCTAAACTCAGGAGAGAACGTAGCCTCAATAGACTTCATAATCTCTTCCTTGTCACCGTCAGAGCTAGGCTCACTGCCAAACCCCACAGTCTTTGTCTTCAAGTCCTTTAGACCACAATTAGAGGTCATGATAAAAATGGAATCAGTGAGATCAATCTCATTGCCAGAATTATCAGTAAGAGTGCCTGTATCCAACAAACTAAGTAAGATGTTGTATAGCTTGGGGTGTGCTTTTTCGATCTCATCAAATACAATTGTCCATCGGTTGGACTGATCTGCCTTTTCCTTTATTAACGAACTCTCAGAGTGTCCAATGTAACCAGGGGGAGAACCAAGAAGTCTACTAACTTCATGTCCGTTAGTAAACTCCGCACAGTTGATCACCCAAAAGTGATCGGAGTATTTCTCACCTAGTTTTCTAGCCAGTTGAGTCTTACCTCTACCTGTCTTACCGATAAAGAACAGATTCATATGTGTGCTGAAATCAGCAGCCTTAAGTTTCACTGCGTCACACACTGCACGAATAGCTTCGTCCTGTCCTATGATGTTCTTCTTCAAGAACTTATCGAGTTGTTTAATAGATTCCAAGCTAGACAGAGGCTTACCAGAGGCAACCTCCTTCTTCTTCTTTTTCTTAGTCTTCTCCTCTAGCTTCTTCCTAAACTCGTCATCATTCTTAGCATCACTAATTAATGACTCGAAAAGAAGAGACTCTGGTAGAACCTCATTCAATTCGTAACATACATACTCAATTCTAAAGTCTGGGTAGAACTCTATGATAGCACTGTAGTATGCACCTAGTAGCTTATACTCAAGCAGAGGATCCTGAATAGCCTCCTTCACCCTGGAAGCCTCCTCCATCCGAGAAAGAAATGTCTTCTTCTCTTCTGTAGTGACAGCATCCATGATAATGATCTTCACATACTTAACGAAATCAAACTCACCTGAGGCAGATGCCTTGATAAACTTCGTAAGCTTGTTAAATAAGATCTTACCTTGACGCTCAGTAAGACGCTTGAGGTGAATGATAGAGTTTAGTTCACTAGAGAACGCTTTAATGTTAGTCTTCCGAGGCATTCTTGTCCTTGTTGAGCATTGCGTTTAAGTTACTAAAGAAAGAGCCTTTGAGTTCCTGTTGAGCAGGACCAGCTTTACCCTCCAAATCCATTTCTTTAAGTTGATACTTCTGCATGGTCTGAGCCAGTTTCAGAAGCTTTTCATTCGCAACACCCATCTGACCAAGAGCATTGGTAGACGCAGCGATAATCTTTGTAAAGGCATCCACGTTAGGGTTGCCGTTATCATCAAAGTTGACACGGTGCTGGCCTAGATCCTGCATAGCGGTCTTGCAGTCTTCGAATAACTGCTGTGCCGCATCACGATCAGCCTTTGCGTTGTCTTTGATCTCTTTGACCAGTCGGTTCATTTTCTGATCCGACCACATCTTGTTCTTGAGAATGTAATTTGCCATTGAATAAGTCCTCGTTGAAGTAATCAAGATCCTCATCGTCGAGAAGGTCGTCTTGATAATCAGGAAGGTCCCTATGATTATTTAGTCTTGGGCGACGTTGCCCATATGTCTTTTCTCTTCTAAATGTCCTGCCCATGCTTATCTTTGAGGTTAGCGATGTAAGTTCCCTTAAGGAATTTGTTAACATACCAAAAGTAGAATGGCATAGCCATATCAAAAGGCTTCCTACATAGGTCAATGTGGCTAATGTAAAGTAAAGTGTTGACCACAGACTCAATGATAGATAGTATGCCATAGATAAACAAACCAACTCGTTTAATTAAATAGCTCATCCTCTCTCAACCATATTTTCCATAAACTCTTGGAATGCCTGTTCTCTGGTTAGTCCTGATTCACGTTGAGCTTTTGTCATTCGGAATCTCTTACCAGTCTTTTTCTTGTAGTCTTCAATATCAATAAACGGGGCGTTGATGTCGTTGCTGTTAGACAACTGCTTCTTCAACGCCTCGTCGATTATAATAGATAACCTATCCTCGATGTTCATACTACATTATAGTATTAGCTTCGAAGAACTTCCATAATTGGAGCTATCCCCTCTTCACCGTTCTCAATAAGATCTTGCAGGTGAGCAGATTGGAACTTCTTACCAGTAGCCTTCACTGTATACCAAGATCCTCCACGCTCTACAATACCGTCACGCTCAAGGTGCGGCAGCAGACCATACAGAGGGTTCAAGCCTTTGTTAAACATAAGCTCAAACTCACAACTCTTGAACGGCTCGATCAGCTTGTTCTTCTTGTTCTTTACCTTACCTCGAATACCAGTGGGATTGTCCTTGTCACCGACAGTATCAGTCTTTGAAGTCTCCAGGTTTACACCCAGGTAATATTCAAGAGCATTACCACCCGCAGCAGCCACACGAGGATCACCATACATTACACCTACCTTTGTGCGGATCTGGTTGACCAACACAAGAGCGACTTTCTTAGGTCGAAGAATAGGATTGATCTTTCGGAGGCAGGCACCAATCATCTTGGCACGGGTAGCTCCCTGCATGTTGTTACCCTCATACCCTTCGGCATCCATCTCAGCCTTGGATGGAGACACTGCCAGACTATCATAGAAGACTACGATAGGAGTGCTAGGATCCTCAGTGCGGATCGAGTTGATGATCTTCTCAATAGTATCAAAACACTCCTCGACAGTCTCAGGAGCAGCATAGATAAGCTTCTCAGGGTCTATACCTAATGTCCTCGCAAAGGTAGGGTTGTAGGCATTTTCAGAATCAATAATCAGGGTGTGGTAGCCCTTACGTTGTGCCTCACGAAGAATGTGAGTGCCAAACACAGTCTTGGCAGTAGAAGCCTGCCCAATAAACTGCGTGATCATACCGATGGGTATACCACCGTTATATTTACCGGAGATGACCTTATTCAGTGCATAAGATCCAGTGGAGATTAACTCCGGTGTAAGCTCTTGCTCCGAGAGCATTGAAGCGTTCTTAAGTTTCAAAATAATATCTGTATTCATATTATATTATAGACCTGGAGTCTAACTCACAGGCCAATAATATTCGATATTAGTAGGCTCAGTCCAGCCATGAGCAGCGTAATACACAGGATCCTTACGCAGCAGGTTAGAGCGATGGCTAGCATGGACTCTATCGTTACCGATCCAGGCAGGCATGAGAACGTCGTCAGGAATATCATAGAACTTCATGGTGTTCTTGTAGCCACGGTCAATCCACTCTTGGATACAGACATTGTGGTAGAGCTTGAGAGCAGGAAGGTAGCCATCCCACATGGCGCGAGCCGGATGGTTCATCCAACCGACCTTGGCATCGGGGTTCTCAAGAAGCTTGTTGGTGCTGTTAACCAGTTGCATGGCCTCTACACGCTGCTTGCCAAGACGGCGGTAGTCGAGGGCTTTGACGGATGCGACGAAATCAGGATAGGGAAGGAAGGTTTGCATGTCCTAGATTATACCACCAGATGCGTATTTTACTACAGAAAGGTCAACAAAATGCATAAATACTTGTATAGCCATGACCGAAAACTTAAACCAAAATGTGACTCGCGCTGACCTGAATCAGCAGCTTGAGATTCACAAGAAGACTATCGAGCTTCAAATGGAGCTTAGTCAACAGCAACAACAAATTCTGGACAAGCTGTCTAAGTTCAACGTAGCTTGCCAGGAGCACAGTAGAATACTTGAAATGTTAGAGAGACGCACCTGGAAGCAAGGATGGCTTTATTGGGGTATGATCTTCTCTCTTGTTTCCTCTGTGGGAGCACTGCTAACTAAGGCGTAAGGAAAGCTTATGAAAAACGAAGACCGTGATGAGTTGTTGAAGAAAATTGACAATATTAAAAACAACAACTATGACCACTGCGAAGATGCAGATATAGACTACAAAGACAAATACTCCAAAGACATTGAATACATGTCCATGGAGTTAGATTATGAGCTTGATAGAATTAGAAAAAGACGGGCTTATTAGTTCCCGTCATCTTCGTAGTCGTTGTTGGCGAATCTCTTACCGCCTCCTTCCACAAAACCATCAGGGTATCTTGCCCTGAGCTTCCTCACGTTCTCTTCTGCAACGTCTGATAGATCAAGATTTAAATTATGAGCAGCCATGGCGACGTAATAAAGAATGTCACCAAGCTCTCTCTTGGCATCATCTTTGTTTAGCATCTTACCATGGAACTCACTCTTCTTGATGAGTTCACAATACTCACCCGCCTCACCGGAGATGCCAAGAGCCCAATTCAGAGCAGCTTGGGAGTAAGTGAGGTTGGGGTTAGCAGTTCGCTTACACTCTTTCTGGAATTCGTTGAAGTTCATTTTATAATTTTAAATAGATTCTAAATACTTTTTAATTTTGTCAACATCTTCCTGTCGTTGAGAATGTTGCTCATCTGAATAAAAATTATTGGTATCATAAACTCTTTCTTTATTAGTTTGATCTTGAAACTCAGGTGTTTCCCTAAGATGGTGAACATGCAGACGCATATCTTGAACATATGTTTGAGTATCAAGAGCTACATCCTGAACCCAAGTATCATTTGAACAGTTGTTTGAAACTCTACCAGTTATCTCAACCCATTTTTTAGGAAATACAGGAAAGAGGCAGGTCCCTGGCCTGTCTTGAGCGCAGGCTATAACTTTAAGATCATCACCATACTGCATAGGCACCATATCCCAAGGCTTAGTACCTATCATAGCGTCATCATTCCAGAGAAATAACCATTTACCTTGTGCTTTTTCTGCAAGAAAATTATAATACTTGTGAAGGTGCTTATACCCATACCTCTCAGATACAAATAATTTCACATTGTCGTTGCTTTCATAATAATTCTTAACTTCTTCATAAGAAGACTGGTCATCGTCATCAAACATTAACAAAATCTCAACCAAATCAGGATGAGCAGCATTTTCAAATAAAAAGTCACAAGTCCGAATACACCCCTTGGGTCTTTTTCTGGTGGGGCACATGATTGACACGTTATATTTATGAGTATCCATGATTAATAAGCTTAGAGAGCATACCTCACTGTCCAATCCGTATGACGTTTACACCTTCCTGGTCAGGAATGTATCGCCACGGATCTAAAACAACAGATCCTTCTGGGAACTTGTAGTTAGTGAAGTCTTTGTGCTTTGTACCTACAAAGAAAAGATGGGGTACCTCTTGGTTGAGGTCAAGTGGGTGAGAGTCGATGTGAGGATCATACATCTCTGCTTGAATACCTCTTTCTTCTAAGATGTTTTTAAGAAGAATAGACGGGCTACCGACAGTGAGGTTTGTTTCTTCCTTGAAAGCCTTTCCTAGAATCAGCACAGGCATGTCAGCTTGGTGATCCTCAATTAAATCAGCCAACCAAGCAGTTTGTTCTTCCCGACCAAGCATCAAAGATTCAAAGAAATCATAGCTTAGATCAAGCTTCTTAGCCAGCCAAGACATCGCAATGTTATCTCTTGGGTGGCAACCGCCTCCATCGCCCATACCTCCAGAAAGATATTTGCCGCTTATCAATCTTTCATTAGCCAGCTTCATAGCATCGGTAACCGCATCGACATCAGCGCCAATCTTGTGGCAAACTTCCATCATGGTATTTGCGTAAGCGATTTTCATACCGATAAAGGTATTATACGCAACTTTAATCAACTCTGCGTTATTAATAGCTGTCTTATAGAACGGGCGATCATGCAGGGTTTGGTAGAACTCCTCAGCCTTCTGAGCAGCAAACTCATCATCCACGCCAAACAATACAAATTCGGGCATCAAGAAGTCTCGCATTGTCGTACCCATTGCAATGAAGAAAGGATTGTAGCAAAGCTTAACGTGTCTGCTAAGGAAAGGCTTGATCTCTCTCTCAATTGTTCCTGGCAGGACAGTTGAGATTATTATCACTACCTTATCCTTGCCCTGCTTATCAACCTCAGCAGATAAAGCACGCATACCTTCAACAAGGTATTCATAGTTGAAATCAACTCTTTCGTCAGAGATCCTAGTAATCCCCTCAAATCTTTGATCATGAGGAGTTTGAATAGGAACAAAGATAATCTCTGAATCAGATACTACTTTGTCTATAGATTTAAACTGTATATTAGAGTTATCTAAATGATCTTGAGCCCATAACTCCTTATATGGAAGCTTTTTAGTTTCAATAATATTTTTAACTTCGGCATTGATATCGTAACCGCAAACTTTGTGTCCCTTTGATTCAACCGCTAAAGCGCAGGGTAGCCCTAGCTTACCTAAACCTAAAAATCCAATATTCATTTATTCACCTTACAGACTGGTATGGTTTCCATCTTATGATAGTTCAAAGCTCTATGCTTTTTGAAAATATTTATAACTTTTTTCTGTCGATCAGTCAGTAAAATATCCTCACCGGACTCGCAGTACTTCATTGCCCATTCCAGTTCTGGGTAAGTAGCTTGAAGTTGATCTTCATCGACTCTCCCATCATCCCATAAACCATCAGTCGGAGGAGCTTTTTGTATTTCATCTGGAATTTTTATCTCCTTTGCTAATTCGTAAACCTCAGTCTTCATCAAATCTGCGATGGGAGATAGATCAACCCCACCGTCCCCATACTTAGTAAAAAACCCAACACCAAAGTCTTCTACCTTATTACCAGTACCAACAACCAGATACCCTTTTGAAGCTGCGAGGGCATATAACGTCGTCATACGAAGTCTAGCTTTACTGTTTGCATATCCAAGATCAGAAGATGAAACAGACTCTTTAAAGCAATCATAAGTTTTTGAAAGATCAATGTTTTTAGTATCAACATTTGAATACTTTTCCGCTAACCAATTTTTCTGTAGTTCAGACCTAGAATGTAGTGTGCTGTCCTGGTTTATAGGGAGAGAGACTGCCAGTGTGGGGTACCCTGTTTCAGCGCATAAGGTAGATGTCACTGCTGAATCAATTCCTCCAGAGATACCCACGACAAAGCCTTTCATATTACTTTTCTTAATATAATTTTTAAGCCACTCAGTAATTGTTAATCTATAGTTGTTTTTCATAACTTAATTGTTACTCCTAAATTTTGAGTAATTCTCTAAAAGCTTAGACTTGCTTTCGTTAAACCTATCAAGCTTCCATTGAACATATTCTTCTCCCCAAGAATCAATCTTCTTGTAAAAATTGTTATCGCCTAAGTGAATACCAAAATCGGACAAGCAAACCACCAACTTATCTAGACCCCTCATTTCAAACGTCATGTGAGCATCCTCATGTCCATACCTCCCATAGTCTTCACAGAGTCTTTTAATCCTCTCTTTAAAAGTCTTTCCAAAAGTTAGGCAAGCGCCACCAATACACGCAGTGTTATAATACTCAGTAACTCCAGGGATACCTTGCATCTTTACCCCTCCATTGAGACCCTCTACATTCACGCCGACCATTCCGACTTCTTCCTTATCTGACAGAATTCTTATGCTCTTTGCGAGCCAATCGAGAGGCAAGAGAACATCGTTGTCAACAACAGAGCAGAAATCATAAGAATGGTGATCAAAGAACTCATTTAGTCTTTTAGCCTTTCCTTTTGAATCATCATAATTTTTAATTGTTACAGACTCACAGAAGTTACGACTTTCTAATGTTTCAAGATAATCCTTAGTGCTATCTGATGATCCATCGTTAATGATCCATAGATGAAACTTTTCTCCTGAAAAGTCCATCAAATGCTCTATCGTTTTCTTAGTTAAATCAACTCTATTATACAGAGACATTATTACAAAGTTTCTCATAGTTACCAGTGTTCTCCTAATATCTTGTCGCAATACTTAGCACCTAAGTCGTGAACGAATCTTGGATACATATTTCCATCAGACTCTTCCGTAGTATCATACCAACCCTTGTAGGAAATCCACCTATTCTTTTTCATAACTAGCTGCATGGCGTCTATGTTATATTTCATGGTTGGGTATCCTGTAAAGATCATTGATCGAGTACTTGCATTCTCTATCTCTCGCCAAACGCACTTACCATTACATTGCATACCCATCATCTTAATGGGAAATATAATGATATCCTCGCCAGAGTAATCTAATTCCTGAGGAAGCTTATGGTTTGCTTTCGCATTAATCTCCTCTAAGGCATATGGATAAAGAACATTATCTGGGTTGAAATGAATTATCCACTCACCTTTCGATTTCTTTATACCACGGTTACGATTTCCGTGCCCCCAATTATTTTCTCTCTTGTCGGTTACCCTTAGCTTGAACCTATCATCATCAGGCATGGGAATGTCTCTAGATGTTGGACCGTCGTGATACACCAAGACTTCAAAGTCTTTGAAGGTTTGCTCTAGCAAGCAGTTCATACCTCTTCTGAAAAGCTCATCAGAGATAGACTGATCATAGTGGGGAACAATAATACTAAATTTCATCTTTCAAAGGGTGGTTCGTATCTTTTATAGCTTGCACGTAAAGATCATAACGAAGTTGAGATTGCTTACGACCATCGTATAAATCTTTTGTTCTATCATGTAGATTCTGACCAAGCTCTATGCGGTGCTTCTTATCCTTGCAGAGCTTAGTAAGAATCTTCACCCACTCAGACTTCGGAGCGTCAGGATCAATAAGGTAACCTGTCTCTCCATTGATTATAGTCTCGTCGTAACAACCAACATTACTAGCAACCAGCGGGATCTTATAGCGTGAGCACTCTGCAACCTTGATGTCAGACTTCGAGTCGTTGAAGTTGTTCATCTGTAGAGGAGCTATTGCAACGTCCATATCCGCGTAGTAACGCCCGTAAGCGTCTGGGGGTAGTGCGTAGTGTATGTTGTAGTTTTTCTGCCCCTTGAAGCCTCTCAGAAGCTGCTGCATGTATTCAGGCCACACCTTTGCTTCCCAACCAGTCTTAGGTTTGTTAGGGTCAGGTGGTGGGTGACCATAGAAGTTCCACTGCACATTCTCTCTACCAACCTTTTGGTTGACGAGGTGTGGTATGGCATTGAAGACCTTTACGTCGCCTCTGTGGTGAATACCTGCTGCGTAACCGATGCGTGTAAACTTTCTAGTTGTCTTAGGGTGATTCCATGAAGGTAACTTGTAATCTAAAACATTCTTAACGACAGCAAGACACTTACCTATGAACGGTCTAATTCTTTGTGCAAATTTAACTTGAGTGACAGTCACTAAGTCTGCATTGTAGTAACAGAACTTAGTAACCTCGTCTAATTTATTGTCTCTGTAAGTATCATACAGGTGGTGCTCTTCATAGAGATCTGTAAGTAAGTCGTCTGTATCGAAGTGGACAAACTTACCAAGCTTCTTTGCAATACCGATAACTCGACCAGTGTAAGGACCACCATACTTCAAGATGTTCGCCACAAAAACAATATCAGCCCAATTCATATCAGTGAGCTTGTCCTCTGGTGGCGCGTAGTTCTTAGCCGGATCAACCTCTAAAGGATTGTCGTTGAACCTAACCTCAACCTTATCTGCAAGTTCTTCTTGCATCATCTTCATGGGAGATAGCTGCCTGTAATAGCTACAGCCCCCATGGTTTGCATACACGACTAAGATCTTCAACTTTCGCATAAAGAGATAATAGTCCTATGTATAAAAAAAACTAACCCAGATCCGAAGACCTGGGTTAGAAACTTCATCTAGACTACACGTATTGTTTTTTACTCTGCCGCTTTCTGCTCTCCTTCATACGCTTCCTTGGAAGCCTCCGAACTGTGTGCAACACCTATCGCTCGACCCAGCGAGACCACAGCATCCTTCAGTTCCATCTTACCATTTGCAGGCACAGCGGAGACCATAGCGTCCTTATAGTGCTTTCTCTTTCGACGCGAGAAGAGAACTCCCAAACCTTCGAGAGCAGCGACACCCGGCCAGACAGCATTGGCTACACCCAGACCAATACCCACGGCATTTTCAGCCCAATCTTGCTTGGGGTTGACCAGTTCAATGGTCTTTTCAGACGGATCCACAACTTCATCCTTACCAACAATCACAATCGTTTCACCAGTTTCAGCAAGCTTTGTTGCTACCTTAGGAGGAAGAAGACCTAGATCGGCAGGAACGGCATTCTGCCTATTTTCTTCCTTCACATTGCTGATAGTGGTGACAACCTTGTCTCCAAACACACGCTCCAACATGGAGCACGATGCACACGACATCCCCAGCACTGCGGCGAGCAGTGCAGGGATCCAAAACTTCTTACTAATCATACCTTGATATCTCCTTCCTCCCACGGAGGATTGTCCGAGGTGGTCTCGGTCTTGACAGGGTTCAGAGACGCTTCAAGCGTCATAACGAGTTCCTTACCCTGCTCGTAGCTATCAATCCCTCCGAGGGACTTGATATCCAGTTCATTCTCCATCCACTCAGCGACCTCAGACGGAGTTCCAGCACGAGTCTTCTTGTATTTAGCAGCCGACTCGACGTAGCTAGGCCATTGACCTTGCTTGGTCATACGAATGTTGAAGTCGTTACCACGCTCCAACGAGATGATCGTGCTGCTATCAGGATCATCCTCATCTTGGAAATCCTCGCTGATCATAGCAGCCATCACACGGTCGAACAATTGCTTGCTCATGCTGAGAATCTTCACAGGGCTATCATCACCCTCTTCTTGCAGCTTACGAATCACAGCAGTGCTGTAGAATCGAGGGCGAGGCTTGATCATGCGAGCCATAGCATTGTACTTGCTATCGTCGTCACGACCCATACCCATCGCGTTGTGACGCTTCCACAGATCGTAGTAGAAATCACAGACAGGGCAACGCTCCTGCTCGGTCTTGCGGCACTTGTAGTAGTTCCACTTACCTTGATCATCCTGGTGTGCGTGAAGAGAAGCCTCCACGAAGAAATCCAGGGGATCATCCTTACCGGGAAGGAACCTCACGAGGTTATCCCCTTCCGAAGGCGACCAGAAACCATTGGAAGAGCCCGTGCTCTTCTTGGTCTCGGTGTTCATGTTCTTGTGCAACTCACGGAGTTCTGCTAGTGTCTTTGCCATATTATTATCCTTGGGCTATTTCTGCATTGAGTGCTAACAAGTTATTGGTAAAGCTTGGATTCCTGCCTACTGTTAGCGGAAAGCTGGACAAGCATATCTTTCTTCATATCCAGAGTATTACAGATGCCCTTGGCATAACCGTAAGACTCTCGGAGATGACGAATTTCAGAAGTAAAGTTTTGAGACTCCTCAAGGGAGTTTACGTAGTCCTCACCAGCGACAGCGGTGAGCTTGGCACCTTCGGATCGCTTCTCAGTCCGAGCAGTAGCCTTGAACTCTTCAAAGTTCTCTTCGGCGTCGTCGAGAAGTCGCTTGATACGAATCATGATACCATAATAATAGGCATACACGGTCGGAATTTCACACATTTGGTTAGCGACCTGAGTAGGATCGCTTGCCAGACGACCAATGTGAACACAAATCTCATCATAGACTTCATGATTGAGAAAAGGAACACCAAGATTTTGGTTTACTGTGATGTAACTAACCATAGATCGTTGCGAAGAGTTTAGGGTTAAGGTTGTGCAGAGTCATCGTCTGCTTGGACAATGCTACCACAAGCTGCTCGTTGGTCAAGAACATCCTTTGAGAATCGAAGTTCTTTTCATCAAGTCCTGCACCTTCGAGCATACAGTGGTAGATTTCATGAATTATAGTCTCTCTTGCATCAGAATCAGAAAGATTCATCTCAAGTTTAATCTTGTATTCGTCCCAAATGCAGACACCATCTACTTTCTGGTCATCCTGGTGGAGGTCAGAGTGTAGTTCGATAATGAAAGATGCCCACCCAAGATTTACATGGGTGATCTCCTTCTCAATAAATTTGTTGTAGATGTGTCTCTTTTCCTTGATAAAAGGAAACTCACTCGGAGTGTTGTTCTTCATGGGATGGTTCTCTCATCTGTAAAGTGGAGTAGTCGATACTCACGTTAATTAGGTAGTGTTGCTTCGAGTCTCTGGCTTTAATAACAAAGACTCTCATCGAACCTTCGTCGTACTCTTCTTGAGTCTGATTCAGAGAAATAACCCAATCTGCTGGTCTGATCTTACCGTAGGAATCACCAAGTTCAGCATCGGTGATGATGTTGACCTTGCGAGCCTGACGGTTGGTTTGAGATGCAGTCCAGATCAGACAGTTATGCTCCACACCAAGACCACGAAGTTCTTCTGCGATGCGTTGTTGAGCCTGATACTCAGAGTCAATTATACGGTTTGGTCTGAGAAGTTCAAGATAATCTACAATAATCAGATCAGGAACAAAATTCTTGTGAAGCCTGAGTTGGACAAGGAGAGCACGAAGCTGGTTGACGTTCGATGCTCCCGTAGGGAACTCCTTGATCAGAAGTCTACCGTTCGTCTTTTCCTTTACTTCATGCAGACGGTCCTTAAGCTTCAACTGCGCGTGAGGCTTCTTAAGATCAGCGTTACGGATCTCAGTAAGAACCGAGTCGAACCTGCCTGCAATCTTATCCTGGCTCATCTCAAGCGACACGTAGAGAACATTCTTCCCCTCGTAAATCGCGTGAGCACCTTGGTTTACAAGATAAAGAGACTTACCAACACCAGGGGGAGCAACCACAATAGCAAGCTCTTTAGCCGCCAAGCCCCCTTCGAGGTGCCGGTCGTGAGTCGTGAATACTGTTCCAATCTTGTTCTCATTATTTTCCTGGTAGGATCTAAGTAGACGAGCATGGACATCTTCAAAGTATTCCTGTCCGACATCTACGTTACGGTTTACGAGAAGTGCATTCTTTACAAGCTCTTCAACCTCAGCAATCTCACCCTCTTCGTTAAGGATGACCATTGCCTTACGGACGGCTTGATCCATCGCACGTTGACGAGCAAACTCCTCAACAGTATCAAGCAAGAACTCACGATCACCAAGACACGACTTATCAATCGTGTTGATCTCAGCAATAGTATTCTCGTAATCTATACCTGCATCTGCGGCACCAGACACACTCGCATTGATGAAGTCTGGCAGAACACCATCAGAAGGAAGCTTACGATACTTGTCGTAGTAATTCCTTACACCCAAGAAAACATTCTTGTATGCAGGGAAGTCGAAGTAATCAGGCTTAAGAAGAGGAACAATCTCCGAGAAGAATTCGATGTCCTTCTTTAGGAGATAGAGACAACCACGCTTAGTGTTGTCGCTGATGTGGTAGGGCATATTGTATGATAGGTCTGGGGTTTACTTTTTCCTAGCTGCTTTTCCGATAGTACCGTCTTTGGTCAGAATACGGTTTGTGTTTTTTAAGTTTTGAATTTTGTCTGCTCTCTCTTGATCGTTTAACTTGCGAACTTGTCCTTGCTCGGCCAAGACCTTGTAGTTTGGGACAACTTTCTTGTAGTGTTGGTGGCCCGACTTAACTCTTTCTTTTGTAGCAGCAATAGATTCATTGTAGAAAGTCTCAGCTTGTTTTTTATCCATACCTTCTATAGCGTATCTACGACGTTCTTTCATCGCATGATAAGAGTTACGACCATGCTTGATATCTGGGGCACCAGTAACGAGACGGTCAGCAGAAGAACCACATGAGCACTTTACCACATCAGGTGGCATGTCACCATACTCAACCTCTTCATAAACTTCATAATCTCTAGGGTCATCCCAATCAGGAAGAGCATCAGCTTCCTCCTGACTGAGACTGCTAACGAGAACTTGTTCAGTGTAGATCCCGTCTACGATTGGAATGTGACGGAGTTCTTCCTTTTCACATTCCAAGCAGTAGTAATTGTAGTAAGGCATTACGCCCCACACTCCCCGTCAATCGTGCAGGAACCCATCACACGCTCGGCTTCAGCTTGCTCAGTAGCGACAAGTTGCTTTGCCTTGGCGATGTTTTCGTCAGTGAGAGGGAGAGCTTCGAGAGGCTCCATACCCTTCGAACCAGCACGGTAGACCGTCATGCCCTTGAGGTAAGGTGCGAACTTGAGAGCCATCTTGGAAACGACCTCATGGTTTGCATCATTAGGCAGGTTGATGGTCTTACTGATCGCATTGTCAACATACTTTTGAATGCACGCCTGAACAGCCATGTGTTGTTCGGGGGTGATATCGTAAGAGCCAACAATGTGACGACCATCGCCACCGTCAGCAAGAGCTTCCTTAAACATGGGGTCGAGGACCATCTGCGACTTCCAAGTATTACCCTCGCGGTAGCGACGGTTATACATCGGAGCGAAGATCGGCTCGATACCAGTCGAGGCACCATGCACCATGGAGACAGTCCCCGTAGGAGCAGCCGTAAGCATCACAGCGTTGCGAATACCATGCTCCTTAATGAGCATTCGGATACGCGCAGGCAGAGTCTTAGCGAACTCTTCGTTGAGATACTTGCGAGCATTGAACTCAGGGAACGAACCACGCTCACGGGCAATATAAACCGAGGCAAGGTAGGCTTCGTTTCTAATAGTTGTGTAGAGACGATCAAGGAACTCAATGCACTTGTCGGTGCCATACTTTACACCCAGCTTGATAAGCATGTGGTGCAGACCCATGGTGCCTAGACCAATACGACGCGAGCGATCGCCTGCAATCTTACACTCCTCAAGAGGGTAGTGGTTAGCCGTCAGCACGTTGTCGAGGAAACGAATACCAGTTCGAATAGTTCTGGCGAGACGATTCCAATCCAAATCATCACGCTCCTCGTTCACCATGTTAGCGAGGTTAACGTGACCCAAGCAACAGTTAGCATACGAATCCAGCGGAATCTCACCACAAGGGTTAGTGGCGTTCATGCGGAGGAAGTACGACATGTTGGTGTATCGGTTCGTAAGAGACAGGTTGAAGATACCCGGCTCACCCGACTTGACCGCATTCTCCCACAGACGGTTCCACAGATCAATAGCCTTGAAGCTCACTTCTTGGATGTCTTCAAACCTGTCATCCCAGAGACGAAGGTGGTGCTGCTTGGCACGGCTCTCCGCATCTTCTGGTGACAGCGCAACGATGTTGATGATCTCCGAATGGCCATCATTTGAGATTCTGTTGGCAGAGTAAACTTGGTATTTCTTGTTACCAAACTTAAACTCCCACTCTTCGTTGTTCTCACAGGCTTCGATGAACTTGTCTGTGATTGCAACGGAAATGTTGAAGTTTGTAAGCTCTGAGAGATCCAGCTTAATGTGCAAAAAGTCCAGTAGATCAGGGTGATCCACATTAAGTTCCGCCATAAGCGCGGTTCGTCTGTTCTTGCCTGCCTTGACATGGTTTCCTACCTCATTAATCATCTTCATCACCGACACAGAGCCGGGAGCGGAGTTCTTTACATTACCAATATCGTCACCCTTCGGACGAATCTTTGAGAAGTTGAATCCAATACCGCCACCCCCACAAGAGATGCGATACATGTCCTGAATGGTCTTACCAATGGATTCAACAGTATCCTCAGGTTCGATGGCGTAGCAGTTGAGAAGGTTCTGTTGGCTACGTCCTGACCCATAAATGATTCGACCACCAGGGACGAGATCACCCGTGCTCAGAGCATCGTAAAACTTCTTCTCATACTTCTCAATCTCTTCATCGCCTTCGACGGCAGCAACATGCTTTGCCATTGCTTTACATCTCTCCGCATACTTCGTTTCACCAGGGTAGGCGTAACGCGACATGAAGAGTTCTTGACCGATACTATCCAACTGCTTAATTGCCATAACTAACCTTACTAATTCCTTTTTGTTTTCTGACGGTAATTGCGTCTGTGTCTCCCAGAAGTTCCTGTAAATAATTGTTGTGAGTAATCACTAGAACTTTCTTCTCTGGATTCTGGGATTCTAACATTCGGAGAAGATTGTTCACGGCCAAGATACCAGGATTGTCGATGTTATCACAGACCTCGTCGAAGAACAAGAGGTTGCAATCGGTTCTCGAAATCTTAGAGCTAAGATCTTGGAGGGCTAACATTATAGCCAAGTTAACCTTCCTTTTCTCACCTCCAGATAAAGAAATATACTTGGTCTCCACGTTGTTGTTGCGAATGGTCTCAGACAACTCATCATTGAATTCTAACGAGAACTGACCATTGGTCAGAAGCGAAGCATACTCGTTAGATCTCAAATTAAAGTAATCCAAAATGTTCCTGATAATGTATCGAATAAGACCCTTCTCTGAGAAAGCTATTTCCCAGAACTTCATAACTTCAAGTAAAGACTCAAGCTCAAGACGTTTAGACTCGTATTCCTCTAACTGTTTTGATACTTGGG